AATGCGTTTAAGTTATTCAACAGAGCGCAGTTGAACTGGTCTGTAAATGTAGTCCCATCACATGCATCAACCACAGGCTCAATTTCTCCAAATATACCAATTGCCTCCTGAAACTCAGCACTGCTTGCCAACTCATATACTGAGTTGTAATCCTTAGGCAGTGTAAATGAAAATGTAAGCGATATATTATCATTAGTCGCTGTAGGGAATGGAGTACTACCTGCAAATGACTGGTGGTCAAAACTCATCTCGACTGTAATAGAGGCCCCTGTAACGAGCTCAAATCCTGCAAGGTTTAAATATACCACTGAGTCAGGGATTGTCTGCGTAGAGCCAAAATTATAGGTCCCAGTGGCAAGCGAGTTAGTTATCTCTTCATTGCCTACCTCTTCTGACACCAAGGTAGTAGAATACCTTAAGTCGACTGGGTTGCCATCATCATCTATCATGTCGTATCCCTCAACGTAGTTGCCATACATAAGCCTATTACCCATAATAGTCTGAGCCTTGGCAAGCAATGGCACGTTGTCAAATAGTCTAGACAGCTCACTCTCCGGAAGGATAGTGAATATCTTGCTATTGGTAAATGTAAACGTATAGTCAGTATTATCAACAAGACCTAGGTCAGCCTTGTTAAGCTTCTCAATCACCTTAATGACATTGCTTGTAGTCTCCTTAAACAGCAAATCAATACCTTTCACTAGTGGACCACCAGTATTGTACGTTACAATTGCAGTATTGAATTTATTCTGCATCCCATCATTCAAGTAGCTGTTGATGCTAAAGTCAAAAGCCTTAGGCTCAAAAGCAGGAGCAGACCACTGAGATGTGGCCGAGTACTCACCATCCTCATATTGGTATCGATAAGCAAAGCAAATGAATCGACTCTCTAAGTAGTTCTCCTCATTACCAGTATTGATAAGCTCCACACTAGGAGACTCAACTGGTGGCTTCTTGATAACAAGAATAGACTCAGCACTAAACTGGTCAATGTTGCCTACAGGATCTGGATAGTTCTTATCTAGGTTAATTACCCTAGGAGGATTGTAATCGTCTGTAAAAAATAAAAGGTTGTCAATAATGTTGACACCAGTAATTAGATAGTCAGGATTAAAGTTCAATGTGGTATTATCCCCACCGCCATCGTTGATACTAATAACGTGGTACGTTAGTATATTATTGTACACGTTGAATGAAACAATCATATCTAATTTACCAGTGGCTCCAACACCAAAGTTAGAGTCATGGATAAACCAGTATACAGTCTCCTTGCTGCTATCAGTAATCGTTCCTATGCATCTAGCGGATGTACTAAGAGCAGTTCCATTAATGTACTTTAACGTGGTTAGTTTGGTGTTCCCTTTAGTGTTCTCAATCACACCAATCTCTGAGTTCTCAGTAGAACCCATGCGAACATTAAGAGCATCGATATACTCTCCATCAGGAATAAGTCGCTCATCAACGACTTTATTCATTCTGCCAGCTATGAAATTCCTAGTAATATTCGCCATATTATTTCAACCACTTGTCCATGCCACGTAGGTTCATCAATAGTCTACCCGGATGAATGTTGCTTAATCTGATTTTAGAGTTTCTCAATAGAGCAGTCTTCTCTTTTCTTGCACGATTCACAATGTACTCTTGAACTCCAAGCTTAGCGTTTAGAATCTCATACGTAATGTACGCATAAATAAACTTTTCAAACAATTTATTCACGCTAATAATTGAGTCATCACCATTCTCCATACCATCTGATATGTACTCAAGGATAACTGACTGACCGTACATGTCTGAGTTGAAGTTAATCACACCACTCTTGGTATCAATATTAAACGTAGGATTAAAGTTGGCAGTCTCAGTATTAAGACCATATCTCTGTCCTAGTCCATACTCAAAGCACCAGTTGCCATCACCCAAGTCCCATCCTTCTTCGCCATCGTAACGGCTATCTGGATTCAAGTATATACTCTTCTTGGTACCAGCCAATCTCTGCAAGTCAATCTCTGAATACTCAGGAGACAATGCATTACCCTGCTGATCAAAAAGAATCTTTCCTGTCTGATCCTGCAAGTAAGCCTTAGCAGACAGCACCTGAATGTTCTCAGTAAGTGGTCTCAAGTAGCCATCTCTGTATAGGTTAACTCGAACCCAGTTCACATAGTCAGATGGCAAGATATATTTCAGCGTATCGTCAACAGTTAATTCAAGAACTTTTATTTGCTTAAACGCATCATAGTTTAGTTCCTGTATTGCTCTCTTAGCATGGAATAGAATTTTATACCGCTCCTCATTATTTACCAAAGAGTGGTTGCCAGCGTACATCAACAAGTAGTTGTTGACAATATCCTGAAGGCTAACGTACTGATAGGACCCCCAGTTCTTATCTACTGGTTGATTCCCACCGTTTTCGTAATACTGATATTGAGTGATGTATGCCATGATTATACAGATTGTTTTTGTTCCTCAGCACCACCAAACTGCACTGCCTCAATCTCACGAATAGACATACCAGCGTACTGAAGAATCTTTGAAACTAATTTTATCTCATCCTCGATAGGTAACTCGAAGTCTTGGTATCCAAGCCCTGGAGATTGATTGAACACAGGCTCTCCATTAGTCAACGTAGTAAACGTCCACTTAGGGTCCTTAGGGTATCTTATGTAATTGGCATCCACCTCGTTAGCCAAGTTGATTGTCGTAGGGTATACCGTTAGTATACTACCCTCTTGAGTATACGCAGGGAAGTTCTCCGTAGGCGCAGTCAAGTTAGAGTTCACTAGCAGTGTAATTTTTCCATGTGTAACCTTCTCAGCCTCAGCCTTGAATACTCTAGTAACACCAGATGCATCGTAACACAAGACCTTGTTAATCATGAAGTAATCAAAGCCAGTCGTAGTAACCGATGGCAGATAAAATCTATTTGTCGCTGGAGCAACTTGAGTAAGTGTTGATGTAACTACAAACGTTTCGATTGCTTCTTCTAATGCCTTCTTCTGATCAGCATAATCTGTACCAGATACACGAGCATTCTCCTTGTTAATCAAGTCGTTATACCCAGAAAAATACTCTTCAAAGATTTCTAGCTGTGCCTGCTTGGCAAACAGGTTGAAGTCAGAAGGTGAGATGTATCCGTAATTATTCTTGTTCAGAATTGCCAATACGGTATTTCTAACTGAGTTGATCATTCTAGTCTTTTTACAAATATAAACAAAAAAAAAGAGGGTGTTATTACACCCCCATTTTTAATCATCTATCTATGTGAACCATGAAAAACTACGTTACAAATCTAAGTTATTTTCTAACATTTTCAAAACAGTAATTCCTTCATCTGTCTTTAAATATTCAGCAACACAGAAGTATGGGTCCTCACCGAAAGGAACAGTCAACATCTTTCTCTTATTAGATCCAGTGTTAAACCAAACCTCCTTGTTGCCATTTCTAAAAGTCAATAGTTTTTGCTCAAAGAACACGTGAACATTTGACTGCAACTTAAGCATAGGGTCATTTAAGATATTTAGGAAACCTCTTGGGTCTCTCTTGGCATAGATTAATACATCACGCTTCAACTCAGCAGTAGTAAATCTATTTGGGTCCTTATTGAATAGTACTCTTGATACCACCTCAAGCTGATCGATACTAAGTTGTCTTGCTTCAATCAATGCGTCAACCTCAGATGTAAGTCTCTCTACTTCAGTAGCAGCATCCTTCTCATTGTCAACCTCAATAAAGGCTCTGCCATTAAGTGGGTGATAGTGTAAGAACTGCTGAAGGACTGGGTTATTTTTTGGTACACTTAAAAATCCATTCTCGAAGATTACTGGCTCAACGATGGCATTACCATCCTGCTCATCCTCAAATGGAGACCTCTGGTTGATAGCATATCTAAGCGGTCTGTTTACATTATTCTCTTCATCAAAATAAAGAAGAGGATATCTTCTTGTGTTTCTTGATGGTAACGTATAAGATAACGGAGCAGCTTCTCCTTTTAACTTATAGATTTTGTCCGTACTAGTGACATTTTTTTTCATTTGATTTAATTTAAAATTTTAAAATAGAGGGAGTCACAGCGACCCCCTCAGTTGATTATTACTTCTTCTTTTTAACAACAGTTGTTTTTTTAACCATCGTCTTACCAGCAGGTTTATCTCCTACTCTTCCTTTTCCATACATAGAAGGATAGTACTTTTCTGGGTTAAATGCTGGATTTTTACTTCCACCCTGAACTAAAGACATATTAAACATTCCTTGTTTTTGTTCTTTAGTTAAATCTTGTTTTTTCTTTGGGCCTGGTCCCATTACTTTCTTTGCCATTGTCTTGTTTATTTAAAGGTAAAGGAGAGGCCAATCGGCCCCTCCATTATTTACAATTAGGATCCGTATCTGAACAATACGAAGTTGTTTGCACCCAAGGTACATACACAACGCTCAGATAGGAAGTTTACCTCCATTGCGTCAAGATCGCTAGTCTGTGCTCCACCAGCAGAACCAGTAATCCAAGTCTTGTAACGTCTGTCTTCAGTCTCAGAAGCTCTGTAACGAACGTGCAAGAATGGACGCTTAGCGTTCTTACCAAGGATTTGGTCATACACAGTAGTAGATCCAGCAGGAACCAATAGACCGGTTACAGTACCAGAAGCAGAACCACCAGTTGGCAAACCACCACGCATAGTAGGATCGTTCAAGTACTTCCAGTCAGACTTATAGAAGTCATAACCTCTACGGAAGCCAGTGAATCCAAGATTCAAAGCCATGTCTCTGTCGTTGTTGAACAAACCATAAGAGGTACCATTTGCTCCGTAACTGTTCTGAGCTGCCAACATATCATCGATGTCAAAGCTGAACGCTCTGTTAACGAAGATTACGTTCTCTTCGATAGATCCCTGCTTGTCAAGACGAGAGATGATGCTATCAAAGTCAGCAAGAGTAGTTGGGTTACCACCACCCCATACGTTACCACGATTGTTCACAACGTAGAAGATACCTTCAGAACCTTTGTTACCAACTTGAGAGTTAGCAGTTTGAGTTGCTACACCTGAACCAGACTCAGCAGGAACTGCTTCAATCATTGCAGTCTCAAGGTAGTCCTCGAAACGTAGACGAGTCTCGTGCTCAGACTTCAAATACCAAAGGTATCCAGTAGCACCGTTCTCAGTAGTTACTTCTACCCATCCAATCTGAGCCATGTCGGAACCAGATACAGCGTACTTGTCCTTGATGATGATTGGAGAGTTGTCGAAGATTTCGTCTTCAGCCTCCAAAGAACCGATCATTCCTATAGTACCTTTCTTAAATTCAGAACCGTAGATCCAAACAGAAAGAGGGTTAGTTCCAGGGAAAGTCTGTCCTCCACCTTCGTAGTAAGCCACATCAAATGTACCTGCGGTAGTGTTTACAGCAGTAACGATACCCTTGTTAGAAAGACCTGTAGAGTTTTCAGAAATGAATACAGTCTGACCAACACGGATTGCAATTCCACTTACGTTAGAATCGTTTACAGTGATAGTAGCGGTGTCAGCAGCAGCAGCTGCGTTAGAATCACAGTTTACATACTTAGTATGCAAACGACCTTGCTCAGCCCACTTGATCATGTCAGAGTTAGACGGCATCTCAGCACCTACCATTCGAAGGAATGAAGCTACTGTTCTGTTACCATAACGCTCGAATTCTTTCTCATAAGTATCAGGAAGATACTGGTTCAAGAAGTCAAAGTTGGTAATGTAATTAGTTGATAAAGGGACTTGTTCAGCACTTGGCTGCAACTGATATCCCGGGCTTGATAATACTGCCATTGTTTTGTTTTGTTTTTAGTTATTACATTTTTTTAATACTGCGGATTTTTAGACCCTTTCCAGAATCTGGAGCAACCGCCCTCACCTGCATTCCTCCCTTAGTAGCAACCTCTGGAGCTCTACGCTCAGACATGTTTATATTTTTGGTCTTACGTAAAACGTCATCAGTAGCATCCGCTTGGCCTTGCTCATAAAAGAACTTGGCAAACTTCTCAGGATTCATAGCGATAGACAAAGACCTATGGTATCCAGCTGCATCCTTAATCAAACCACTTTCATCCAAGAACTTATTAACAAAGTTCATTGGACTAGACTGAATTGACTTTAGTTCAGCAGCAGATGCCGGAGCAAACACAATCTTCTTTTCGTTGACATCGAACTCAAATCCTTTAAAGTCTTTACTAAAGACCTCATCTGTTTTTTGGTCGAACCATCTACGCTTTCGATCACTCTCCTCCTGTACAGTCTTTGACTGTTTTGTATATTGACGATAGGCTTCAAACTCCTCCTTCTCTTCCTGAGACAAGCCCATTCCACTTGACTCAAGTGGGAACTTATATTTCTCTTTCTGAGAGTTGAAGTAATTCTTCGCCTCGGCAATAGCCTTCTTTCTTGCAATCTTTGTACGCTTAATCTTTGACTCCTCATCCAAGTCCTCATCGAAGGTATACTCCTCCATTAAGACATCGATATCCTCAGCGTCAAGATTCTGCTGTGTATCTGCAAGGTACTCTCTAAGCAAGGTGTCTGGGTCCATAGCATCGTAATCCTTCTTGAGTTTCACGAAGTCATCGAAGCCACGCCCAGTCTCCTTCTTATAATTCAAATAAGCAGCGACATCCTCAGGCAACTCTTCATTGCTCTGTCTCTGTTCCATCAACTCATCAAATGAGTTTATCTGCTTATTGTATCTCTTACCAATATATGAAAGAACTTTTTCTTCCGATAGCTCATCCTCTTCAAGCTGACTATCTTGAACTGCATTGTCAATATTAGAAGTATCCAAGCCAACTTGTACTTCACCGTTGATTTCCCTTTCATGTTTTTCAAGAAGCTCTTGTTCAACTTCCTGCATGCTCTTTGGCTCAACTGCATCTAGTGATCTTACTTTGATTTCCATTTAATTAAATTTTATGTTTACAAATTTATAGATTTTTTTTTATCGTGGCTCAAACTCTGCCATGTCAAATCCATCAAGCGTATCCTCGTTAGACTCAAAGCTTAATGGAGGTAGATTATTCTTGCGCTGATTAATCAATTTAGACTGCTCAGTATTCTGCTGGCTTATTCTCTTAGCCTTTGCGTCCTCCTTCATCTTCTCACGATCAGCAAGAGATATCTCCTTAACACCAGCGATCTGCATCTGATAGTTAAACTCTTCAGCCATCAACATTCTCTTAAGCTCAGCCTCAGCCTTTAACCTCTCAATATCGAATGCCACCTCCGCCTGCTTGAACTGCATCTTAGCCTGAGCCTCCAACTGAATCTTCTGCATAGCAGTCTGTGCTGCTAGTTCCTGAGACTGCATCTGCTGCATTGCTGCCATCTCCTGCTTCTGCATAGCCATCTTATCCTCACGCTCCTGCTTCTTAACTCTCTTGAGTTTCAACAACTGGTTCGCTAACTTTAGATTCTTAATCTCTCTGATGTCAATAGCATCCTCAAGGTTAATGTCACCCTTCGCCAATGCCACCTGAATGTTCTGCTCAAGTTGTGCCTTCTGCTCTTCGTCTGGAGAAATCTCAATGAAGATACCAAAGTCGTAGATGTACAAATCCTTAATGTCATTCAATATAGACACGTTGTACTTTCCAATCTTATTTGCAAAGTCATCCTTAAAGTCAGCATACTGCAAGATATCAGCCACACGATACGTAAGTGCCTCAGCAAGTGAACGATAGATAAATAGACCACTCTCAAGGATGTGTCTAGTAGCAGTGTTCGAGTTAAGTGCCGCTAGTTTTTGTACACCAACCAATGCATTTGGATCAGGAGTAGAACCATCTCTTGCTTCGTTCAGTCCAGTTACAGACCGAATCATGTCAAGGTAGTGGTTGTAGTTAGCAATAAGCATCTGAGTCTTAGACGCTCCTGAGTTGGATGTCAGCTGCTGGATAGGTACCCTAGCATTGTTGAACTCACCATCCTGAGTGTAACTACGTCCAATAACACTACCAGTCTGGAAGTATAGTCTCAACGCATCCTCAGGGTTGTATGCCGCACCTGTGCCCAAGTCAACCTCATTCAATCCATCAGCATCAATGAAGACACCATCAGGAACTGTACGGGCAATAACCTGCTGTAGCTTTAAGTGAGTCAACTGAATCAAGTCAGCAAAAGGAATCATCCTTCTAACCAACGACTCAATAACACCCTTATACATTCGTGGTGCTACTGCAACGTAGTTAGGCAATGCATGCTGAGAAGAAGACTTTGGTCTCACCATGTTCTCAGATAGTTGCCACTTCAATAAGAAGTTGGTGCCCATCACCATTACACCATCATACCATACGTCAATGGTCTTCTCAAGCTTTTCAAACTTACCATCCTCCATCATCTCTAATGGAGGGTTAAACTGATCGTCCTTCTCAATTACTCTAGTAGATCCGTTCTCAAGAATCTTCTTCTTATAGACCATCTTCTTTGTGGTCTTATAATTGAAGTACATCAAAGTACAGGTATCTTGATAGAACAAACTGTTCTCGTAAAATCTAGCAGTGTTGTAGTAATCGTACCAGCTCTGAGAGTATTTGGATATTTCATCCAAGTCCTCACGAGTAAGGGTAGGGTCAATCTTCAACAGCTCAGTCATTGGTACAGTCTTAATCTCACCCCAGTAGAAGCAGTCTTGGAAGAATGGATCTTCTGTGTAGCTATACACCACGTTAGCAGGGTCAACATAAGACACCTGTACGCCAGCACCTGGCAAGAACTCATGCTTAGCAATACCAATACCTAACACAGTCAAGTCGTAGTCAATACGCTTGCGTGTATCCTGGTAGTGGTTCTCATCAAGGATAGTGTTAATCGCTTCTTCTTCGGCAATCTCAATAGCAGGCTTATACTTAAGCTGCATGTATAATGATAGTTCCTCATCAGTCTGAGGCAACTCCTCTGGGTTAGTCACAAATGGATCAACACCAGTTTCATTCTGTATCTTTAGCAACAGATCCTTAGCAAGCATCTGGCTCTCAATCATGTCCTGATACTTACTTCTCTTTGCCTGAGACATTGCATCCTGTGCGTATGCCTTTACCTTAAAGAGTCTATCGCTCATGCCATTGACAACAATGTCAACGAACTTAGGAAGGATAGGTACTGGAGTCCAGTCAAGGTTTAGATAAGATAAGTCACCATCAATGGCCAGCTCATTCTTATATTTCTGAACGGATTGTTCACCTCTTGCGTACAAACGCAGTCGGTTAAACTCACCCCATTGATTATAGTATCTACATTGACTGCCATCCTTTCTGAACCATTCGTACTGAATAGCCTGACCAATTTGAAGGCCATACTCTGGAGTTGCCTTCTCAGCATCAGATACAAACTGGCTTGGAAATGCAGTTGAAGATATATTAATTACGACATCTTTCATCTAATAATTTGACTTTGATTTCCAGTGTTAGCGTACTTTGCGAAATTAACACTAATTTTCGACTCTTTTTTCTCCGGTAAATATACGTGTTTTTGATTTGCCATTATAGCTAAGCCTGAACTGATTGACGCATCGTGCTTTGTTCTATCATTAATGTCAAACTTTGCCCAGTCCTCAAGCGTCCTAGTGAACGGCATTGTGCCTATTTCATCTGATGATCTATACGTGCTGGCTAAATCAAACCCTACAAACTTCTCAATGTAAGACTCAATAGCTGATGCATGTGACTGCTTCACCTCCTCAGAGGAGTTAGGTATACCACCTAGTTCTCGCTCTGTCTTGCTAAGCTTATTCAATGTGCGGTCAGGTCTATTCATGCTGAATGCCCTGTACCCTCTATTCTTAAAGTGATATAATATACGAGCTTTATTGTTCTCCGCAAGCATAGGCATACCATAAAACACACAGGCCATCAAAACTTCCTCAAAGAATATCTCCGCTGTCTGCGGTCTTGCAATATACTCCAAGAAGAACTGGTTAACAGGAGCATCGTCCATGTGGTACTTAGTCATACCATGAAGTGCGCCATTAGATCCACGTCCTCCAACTACTGCTGATATATCATAGGGGTCACATCCAAACGAACCCAGGTGCTCATTGCCTGGGTACTTCACTCCATTCCTTATTTGAACATTGTTCTGCAAATACAATGGTGGTACCCAGCTAATTAAGAACCTGCCCCTAGAGTCAGGTGTCCATATCACCTTACTGTCCTTGATGCCATCCTTCCAGTGAAACGACCCACGTGTCACCATCTGCCCCTCAATACCTGAATCGTTGTAGTCAATCTGCTGGTAAATCTTGGTAAGGTTAAAGATAGATGACTTGCTCTCATCACGGAATGCATGCGACTCCGTGCGTGGGAACTGACGATAGAACTCGTTGAGTGCATCAGCGTCATTCTTTAATGACTCCACCTCAGCCTCCCAGTAGTCTACCGCACCATTCTTTATCATCTGCCCATCAACACCAAGAATAGGAGTAACAGGCTTTCGAACCACAGGCATGCCATACCTATCGATAAAGCCCTCCATGTTCCACTCCATCGGTATAAACAATGAGTATAGACCGCTCTTAGTTTGTCCATTCGCATTTCTAGTTAATACATTTGAGTCATCATATAGTTTCTTGTAGTTGTCCCCACCCTTGCTCAACGCATTCGATGTAGACCCCATCATGCACTTGCCAATAATCTTGCTACCCACCCTGAGACAGGTCTTAGTTACTCGCCAGTTGTTCAAAATATTATTTGGCTTAGTCCACTTAGCACTATTCATACTTATCGTAAAGTCAGATAAAATAAGCTTACGCTCGTCATCATTATCTGCATCTACTTGTATACCAACGTACTCGCCTTTATCTAGATACTCAACAGATACCTTATTCCTTCTTCCCGTAGAAATAGGATCATAACCTTCAAATGATTTCTTTTCAGTTATTAATGGAATCCTAGAAAGTTCTCCAGATAAACTTATCCTGTATACTTCTGTATTAAAATTTGACTTATAATTCTTTACATTACTGCAACTTATTCCACAAGAAAGAGCTAACATTCTAATCTGTTCGATTAAATCTTTTTTACTCATTCCTATTGAAATCATATTCTTTTTCTTATCTGAGTATCCATCAGTCTCAATAATCCCAGCAAGAAGTTGAAGTCTAGATTCAATAGATGACTTCATGTACTGATCAGGAATATACTTGTTATTGTATACACCAATCTTTCTAAGTTCTGAATTAATTCCTTTAAATCTAAATTCTACTATTTTATCAGACGTACTTTTCTTAAAATCAAAATCAATACCTTTCATTTCAGCAATCCTTCCTAGGTAATGCAATATTTCAGGCTCCTCTTCTTTGTTTACAAGTATAGTAAACTCTTGTTTTCTACCATCTCCAAGCCATAGTCCTAACAGATATGGCGGTATGCCATCATAGTTATCTGCCATTTCAATACCCTTTGATGTAACTCTTGTTAGATGTTGCTTCACAAACTTTGATTTAGACATGTACTCCTCTGGAGTCATTATCACCTCTTCATGTCGATGAGCATTATTTCTAGAATTAAACATGTACCGATTGAATACAAGTCTATGGTTTTTTGTAACGATGTAGTCTTCTCCGTAAGGCTGCTTAACCAAGTATCGGTCTGTTACACCATCAACTCGCTTCATAACTGTCTTTATCTTTCCTCCTTCAACCATTACTTTGTCACCAACATTAATATCCCTTATTGGTTTAAACGTAAAGTCAGCCATCAACAGATTGGTATCTGGAGCATAGCATTCATCATGTGCCAAGAATAGTAACTTCTCACCATCGTAAGAGTTCTCCTCAGTGTTCTTCCAGTCAATAGTGGTATCAAGACCAATCACCTCAGTGTCAGAGGCATTGGCCATGTTCTTCTTAGTAATCTTAGATGCAGGTACACGGTACGCAAGCTCAGTCTTTGGCTTGTCCATACCATCCATGATAGGTCTGAAGAAGAATGGTAGCCTACTATTTATTGGGACCACCTTGTCAGTGAACATCTTCTTAGCATCAGCACCTGTCTTAGACAGGATACCAACACGAGAG